CCCTCGACTTTTATGGCCCGATGTTGTCCAAAAAAGTAGTACCTTCACGCTTAAAGGTAGTGGCATTGACTGCACCACTGGCTTCAATAGTCCCCTCGACTTTTATGGCTGTACCACTAGATGCCCTAGACTTAATGAAATAAGTATCTTGAGTAGAATCTCCTAGAGACAAATTACTACGTGCTGTCTCAACACTCGCTAAGTCAGATAGATTTTGGGAAACTTGGAGAGACCCTGCCGCTGTCAGGTTCTGCCATCCAACATCTTTGTAGACTAGGATTTGGTTAGACACAGTGTTGTAATAAAGAGTACCGACAACGAGAGAGTCACCATCGTTATCTGTTGTCGGGTTACTGGTTTTGTTACCTAGGTATCTATCGTCTAGCTTGTCAAAAGCAAGTGCCGCTTGTTCTGCACTGTTAGCCGCTGATATTAAAGACGATTGGATTACATTTGTGTTTGTTGCGTTGATACCTGAAGCACTAAAGAAACTGGATTTTGCCATATCTCATAAGCTCCTTTAAAGTGAGTAAGCAGGACGTATGCTTTGAAGTGAGCCTGTGAGTTCTTGGTCATCGGCTTGCGTTTGTATTTCATTCAAGAACGCTTGGTACTTACCTTCAAATGTTGCTGACCTTTCGTCGAGGTAGAAATCAGCCGCATAAGTTAGAGCCGCATAGCTAATTAGGTCAGGGGCAATAGTAGCCAAAGCATTTTCATCAGAGTCGGCAGTCATCTCTGGATACTGAGCGTAATAGTTAAGAGTTAAACTGCCGCTACTTGGGTAAGGGCTTAGAAGAAAGGTAGCTCCTTCACGCGCAAAATAAGACGGACTGCCTACCATGTTTGCCTTCTTAAGTTCCTGCATCTCTGTCATTGGTAGGCGTATCAAGACGTTGTTGTCGTAATACACATCAATAGCCTCCAAGAAGTTGGAGGGGAGTATCACACTCGTTATTGACGTAGAGATGTTGTAAGTGTGCTTGGCCTCCATTGAGGGTATCCGCAGTGATCTTTGGATTCTGGTAATGCCCTGATCAATGAAAGTATCAGCCAATGCATCGGTTATGTCTGAGCGATTTAGTAACGCTTTGAAGTGAGTTCTGATACTTCCATAGTTCATTTGTTTATACCTGTTTTTTCGTGGTTATAAAGGCATGAAGGTCTTGAGTTTTAAGACGTAAAAGAATCGCTTTAGCAGGCTCTTTCATCATGTCGAAGCCTTCTCGCAACCATTGCTCATGGACTGCTACAGGCACTGAGGCAACTCTCATGTAGTCACCTTCTTTATGGTTCAAAGATTCCTCTCTAGCAATTCGTGTGCTATCTAGGAATGCTTTTGATATGTTCTGTTCGTGGATGATGTTGTAATTGTGATCATCGTTGTCTCTTACAAGTCTTGGGGCTACATCGTTCATTTCATTTGACATTTGGCATCTCCTTAAACATGAAAAAGGGAGTGAGGCCGAAGACAAGTTAAGGAGAGCAAAACCCTTGTCTCAAGCCCCACCCCCAATCAGGTGGTACTACTAACTAATTAGACTCAAGAAAGACCAGTGATCATTCCAGAATCGCCAAAGTTAGAATGTTTTACACTTAGCTCTCCGACAACAAAATGTTTGTCGCTGTCGCCCTGTTTGGCTAGTAAGGTACGTGTAAACGGACGTAATACGCATTGCTTGAACATGGTCGGATCAATCAAGAAAGCGTGAGTAGCCAAATTGTGGCGATTCAGTACAACTTTTACTTCATTGAACGGAGTGACGAGTACGTCTATCGTGTTGGTGATAGTGCGGTCAATGTCACGTTGCCGACCAGTAGCTGTAGCAAACCCTGCAATGATAGATGCATCAGCAGGCTTGACCATTAGGACTGTTGGCTCAGAACCGTTGTTGTAGCAAGTCTCGCTTAGTGCTAAAAGTTTTGCCTCTGTAAGAGCATCGGTACTGTTTGATCCTGCATCTAAAGTAGTGCTGATCTGTGCAGATACAGAAGCCATCTTTCGAGCCGCAGAGGCAGAGCCTGCTACAGCCGCTTGGTTTACTCCGATCATGCACTTTTCTACGTCATTCTTAAGAGCCTTGAGGGTCTTAGAAAGTTGTAGTGCCGTTTCCTTAGCGCGGCCATGAGTCTTAACTGCATCAGCAGTGGCAGATACTTGGAACGCTTCACCGATGATCTGAGTGGTGTTAGAACGTGCCACTACTGGTGAGATGGTTATGGCAGAAGCGTCTGCTCCTTCTACTAATGCCGTCTGAGCCGAAGCCCTCAAGCTATCTTCTAAAAATTCGAATGTACGAGCGTGAATCTTCTCGCTTTTGACGAGACTTTGGAAGGGTGTTGCTGTGGGAGATATCATGCTCAAAACTGAGGAAACATCCTCGCTAACACCCACTTGTTGGTATGTTTGATATACGGCCATTGTAAAAATTCCTATAAAAGGTTAAAAAAGATTAAGTTTAGCTGTCCCAGTTAGACACCAAATAGTCTGCAATAGAGTCGAGATCATTACCCTTCGGAGGATTAGAAACCAATCTATCTCTAGCCGCTTTCTGCTTGCTGACTTTTATATCAGTTTTAGAAGGTGGGGCTTTCTTAGATCGGAGTATCTTCGTAGGCGCTTTAGCTTTCTTAGTTTTGGCTACTTGCTTAGACTTATCAAACATCATTGCCTTGTGTAAAAGCATGATCACATTCGGATCGGTGTATGTATTGACAGCCTCCGCAGGAAGACCACTGTTAATGGCGTGTTGTCGAATGTCGTTATATAAATCAGTATTCCATTCTGGCAACTTCTCTTTGAGAACTTCAATACAGTGTTTGGCACTTTCTTGCTGTTGTACGGCCTGCTTCTGTTGTAGTTCACCATAGAAACCATTAGCTTCTTCTTGAAGAAACTTAAGATCGCTTTCTGCCGCTTTTGCTTCAGCACGTAAAGCCGCAAAGTCATCGGGGTTCATTTGCCGCGAGGCAACTAACATATCGACTTCTTCGTATGGCTTGTATCGGTCTTGGGCGCGAGTCAGCATAGCTTGTAATGACGCATCTGCGCGTTGCAGTGCTTCAGTAGCGTCTTTTCTCTGGTTTGCTGTTTCTTGAGACTTTCTAGTGAGGGATGCTTCTTGACCGTAGAGCCGTTTGAGTTCCTTCAAAGATGCCTGCTTGGTTTCTCCGTCAACTGTAAGTTCGACAATAGTGTCATCGGATAGATTAACTTCTTCTACCTCTTCCTCCTCAGTCTCCTCAGATTCCTCTTCTACAGGGTCTTCTTCAGATTCATCTTGTTCTTCGGTTTCTCCATCTTCCTCAATTTCATCAGATTCTTCTACTTCAGTCTCTTCGGTAGATTCATCTGTTGCCTCTAGATTACCTTCTATAGATGGCTGATCTTCTTCAGCGTCTTTCCAGTTGTCTAAAATGGCATCTGCCGCCCCATCTACATCAAGGGCGGTAGTACCTGAGTCAAAAGTGTCTTGCACGTTATCGTTAGACATGGTGCTTACTCCTCTTCAGTGATTACTTCATTTTCTTCGGTGTCTTTAGCATTAATCTGGTCGCGAACTTCTACTTGCTGACGTAGTGTGTTGACGATATCGACTAAGGCTCTGTAGTGTCCGTAGGCTTCTGTGCGTTTGGACTCTTCATCTGGCTCTGACGCTAAGAATGTCTGGACAGTGGAATCCACCATTATGTTCATAGTTTTAGTGAAAGCCTCTGTGGC